AAGCGCCTCCGAAGTATTATACTGTCATATGTGAGAAGTGTGGTGCTTCGATGTATGTGAGAGAGGGGGATGCGATGACATGGGAGTAATGACAGAGGATAAGATTGTCATGAAGCGAATCAATGAGATTCGCCCTTACATGAGGAACCCGAGAAACAACCAAAAGACGGTTGAGTTGCTCTGCGAACTCATACCTGTGGTGGGGTTCAATGTCCCTATCGTAATTGACGAGAAGGGTATTATTGTCAAGGGACATGCAAGGTTCGCCGCCGCCATTCGGTTGGGAATGGAAAAGGTTCCGTGTATTGTAACTCATGCAGACCCGGGGGCTGTGAGGGTAGACAGGATTACGGACAACAAGATCGCTGAATATTCACAGTGGATGAATGAGGAGCTTGCGGAGGAAATCGAAAGCATCCATTCCGGGGTGGACTTTTCGGAGTTGGGCTTCCCGACTGTAAAATTTGAGGGAATGCCTGAGCACACAATGCCCCCAGAAGGCCCTCAGAGCCCCGTAGAGACGTTTGAAGGACATGAAGGGAAAGTTGATTGGGAAAAAGAGCCGGAGGGAGGAAATAAAGCCTCAGAGGGTATCAGGCTGTCGGTTCCCAAAAAGTATTACAAGTGTGTATGCAAGGATTGCGGTCATGTGATGTTTGTAGAAGCAAGTAAACTGACAGGAGGATGATGCCTATGCTGTATGTAATCAGAGCGGTGGAAGAAAGACGGCCTTTTGTAGAGGAGATTCTGGAGCAACTGCCGGAGGCGGTGGTGTATTATGACGAGTTTCATGATCCGATGAAATCATACCTGCATGTATGCAAAAACATAATTGCGGGGCAACCTGCGGTACTGCTTGAAGATGACATCCTGCTGACATCAGATTTCAAAAACAAGGCAGAGAAGGTGATCGAGCAGTATCCGGATACACTCATAAATTTCTTCAGCCTGTCAAAGAAATATCTTGAGCCACACTGGAAGAAAGGCCGGGAATACTGCATGAATCAGTGCGAGTATTTTCCGGGAGGCTTTTCGATGGAAGTGGTCAGGGCATATGAAACGTGGCCTTTGAGGGAAAAAGAGCCAAATGCATATGACTTTTTGGTTGGATATGCGTGGGGAAGCAACAACCCGTATTTGGTATGGAGCCCGTCACTGGTTCAGCACAGGCAGGTGAAGTCGATCATTGACCCGAGAAGGAGCAGTAAGAGACAGTCTGTCACGTTTGAAAGGTAGGGATGAGATGTACAAATGCGACATAAAGATCATGGCAGTAAAGCCGAGGCGAAAAATGGTTTTGGATATGTGTGAACAGTTAGGGCTTTCTGAGGATGAATGCGTGATATATGATGATCGTCCATCGGGTGGGGGACCGCTATATACATGTAAAAAATGTTGGTTTGCGCCGGTACCGAACGGAATAACTCATAGAGTTGTTTTGCAGGATGATTTGGAATTATGCAATGACTTTATATCTATCATGAATAAAATTGTGAACGTTCATCCGGAATTCATTTTTTCTTTGTATTGTTCTCGTATGCGGCATGAATATGCATTGCCTGATAGCCCATACATTATTATTAAAGGGAGAAATGCGTGGGGGCAGGGTATGATGATGCCTGTTTCATATATAAGGCCAATGTTTGATTTTGCTGATTCGGAGTTGGGATCAGATTTTCCGTATGATGATGGCATATATGCATGGTGGGCCGAAAAAGAGAAGATAGAAATTGCCACAACAATTCCTTCGACTATTCAGCATTTATGTCCAAGCAACAGCACTTTGGGATATAACAACAAAAAGAAAATATCAAAAGTATGGATAGGGCGCGATTTATCAGATGTTAATTGGAATGCTAAAAGCATTACCTTTTCTCCTTCCATGCCGATGGATGTATCTTTAGATCAGCAGAAGATGCGATTAAAAAAACTTATGAGCAAGCCGGCATATACAGTTTTTAGAAAGGATGCGAGCAATGTATTTGATAAAAAAGATTTCGAGTGACGATGTCTTAACATGGGAATACAAACCGGATCCTCACACTGTTTCACTAAAGGACAAGGGCGAATGGTTCGCATTATTTGTAGATAATGTTGCTGTCTCATTCTTATGTATACGAAAGCAAAGGAATGAAATGTACATTGGTGAAGTATTTACTGCAAAACAATATCGGCGAAAAGGATATTTTACTGCGTTATGCAAATATGTGGTAGATGAAATATATCCGGGGTTATCAGTGTCAACGCATGCGTTAGCATCCAGTAAAGATGGCTTTTTGAAGTGCGGCTTTCAGCAATTTGCGTTTAGAGAATTCAAATATGGCAATCAATGGTGGTTGCGCAGAGAGGGAAAGAAAATATGATCGCTAAAAAATATATAATCAGGACCGGAATAGGAATATCCGACAGGTATCTTCCCAGCTTCGATAAAGCGTTAATTCAGGCCGGCGTAGGTAATTACAACTTGGTTCGGCTTTCAAGTATACTTCCTGCGGGATGCGAGGAGGTTGAGGCCATTGATCTGCCGGAAGGAAGCCTTTTGCCAACCGCATATTCTACAATTTCAAGTAATACTGTAGGTGACACAATTGTATCTACTATTGGCGTGGGGATTCCTAAAGACTCGACTAAAGTTGGCGTCATAATGGAATTTTCTGCTGTCAACATGAAAGCGGGAGATGCTGTCGATGTACTTAAAAAAATGATACACGAAGCGTTTGAGGTTCGAGGTTGGGAATTGAAAGAAATCAAATATGGTTATATAGAAACCGTTGTTGGGCAAAAAAATGAGACCAGAACAACATTTGCATGTGTTGCGGAATGGGAATGACGATATGGCAAGACCGAGAATTGACATAGACATAGATCAGTTTAAAAAGCTATGTGCTATTCAATGCACATTGGGAGAAATTTCTTCATGGTTCAAATGCTCCGAAGATACTGTCGAAAGATGGTGTAAAAGAGAACTGAAGATGAATTTTGCGGATGCATTTAAAATATGGTCGGCTGACGGCAAAATAAGTCTGAGAAGGACTCAGTTTAAGATGGCTGAACACAATGTGTCGATGGCTATATGGCTCGGCAAGCAGTATCTGGGCCAGAAGGATCAACAGGATGTTGTGGTGACAGCAGAAGATGATACCGTGAAGGAAATGTACGAATACTTCAATAAGAGGGCGAAGAATGATAACAAAGGAACAGGCTCTTGATCTGTTGTGGGAACGTCCTGTTGAGATAGGTCATTGGGTCGGATTCAAAGATTTGACGGATTTGCATAATATATGGCTGAAGGATTTTCTGTTCAGAACAGATGATCAGACTTTGCAAGGGCATCGAGGTAGCTATAAAACCACAACGCTGTCACTGTTCTTTGCTCTGCACACGGTTATAAGGCCGAATGAGACTATTCGATTTTTCCGAAAGACGGGAGCACATGAGGTAATATTGCAGACCGGGCGCATTCTTGAGTCTGGATGTGTGAACGAGATAGTAAAAGCGATTTACGGAAAAGAATTGAAAATCATAAAGGCATCGAGCTTTGCTATTGATACGAATCTGAGGACGAATAGATCGGGCCAGAATCAGATAACCGGACACGGGCTGTTTGGGTCTATCACGGGACTTCATTCCGATATAGTGGTGACTGATGATATCGTGAATGTGCAGGACAGAATCTCGAAGCCGGAAAGAGAACACACCAAACTGGTGTATCAGGAGCTTCAGAACGTAAAGAACCGTGGAGGTAGGTTTATTAACACCGGTACTCCGTGGCACGCTGAAGATTGCTTTACTCTGATGCCAAATCCAAAGAAGTACGATTGCTACAGTACAGGCCTGATGTCTAAAGATGACATAGAACATTTGAAAGAGCAGATGGTGCCGTCTTTGTTTGCCGCAAACTATGAGTTGAGACATATTGCTTCAGAAGATGTGATATTCGCAGATCCTGTGATTGACGGAGAACAGGAAAAAGTGATGTTTGCCAAATTCTGCCATATTGATGCCGCTTATGGTGGAGAGGACTACACTGCCTTTACGATATGCAAGAAGGTGGATGGAAAATATTATGTATTCGGCAAGATGTGGCGAAAGCACATAGATGACTGTGAAGATGAAATTATCAAGTGGCGAAAATACTTCAATGCAGGTAAAATATACAATGAAACCAATGCTGATAAGGGATATCTTGCCAAGCAGTTGCGAAGGAAAGGTGAGAGGGTTATCGAGTATTGGGAGGATATGAACAAATATCTGAAGATAGTTACGTATCTGAAAGGTGAATGGAAGAACATTGTTTTCGTCAAAGGTACCGACAAAGAATATATCGATCAGATATTGGAGTATAATGAGAATGCAGAACATGACGATGCTCCTGACAGTCTTGCCAGTATAATCCGTGTATTATGGGCAAAGAAGACAGGCTGGCATATGCAGGGAACTGAAAATCCATTTTTATAAAGGGGATACACAATGATTACATATCAAGACTTTCTTGCCGTGGGTGACAGAGAAGAGGATAAGATGAATTTTGTCCGAAAGGCAATAAATCAGTATAAGAGTTCCGAGATGTACAAAAATGCTGTGGTGGCTGATCTGTATTTTCGAAAACGGAATCCTGATATTGCTGAGTTTACGAAAACGATTTACACAGTAACGGGGAGACAGATCCCTGATACCTATTCTACAA